TGGCCAATCGGGAAGCACTAAGCGCCGACACGGTCAAACGCACCTTTTCCTTTTTAAGTCGCCACAAGAAAAACAACACGGGCAAATTCACGAGCAACAAAGGCGAAGTGTGTGGCTCTGTCATGTACGCGGCTTGGGGCGGCACTAGCATGCTGACCTGGTCGCGCAAAAAAATCAAACAAATGGAACAGAAAGAAAGGGCCAAGGTTGGCGAACTGGACGGCGTCCCCGTCTTTACGACCTTGGCAGAAGCCAAGCAACAGGCGGAAAAAATGGGATGTTCAGGCACCCACGAGCATTTGACCGACGACGGAAAGACCGTCTACATGCCTTGCGCCAGTCACGAAGACGCAACAACGGGCACCCGATCCGCGAACGTTGTACAGCAACGGCGAGCCATCGACCAAGGCATTGAGGTGCGCATGCACGACGACGACGAAGGCGCGACCGTTAGCGGTTACGCCGCCGTCTTCAATTCGGTTACTGACTTAGGCACATTCAAGGAACAGATTGCACCCGACGCTTTTACGCGGGCGCTAAGTGAAGAGCACGACGTTGTGGCGTTGCTTAACCACGACAACAACTTTGTCCTAGGCCGAACCAAAAGCGGCACGTTGAAGCTCGAAGTTGACGAACGTGGTTTGAAGTACGAGGTCAAACTTGGCTCTCAGTCATACGCCAAAGACTTGGCGGAAAGCATGCGACGCGGTGACATTTATCAAAGTTCGTTCGCCTTTACAATTGAGCGCGAGAGTTGGCAGGAAAACGTCAGGACGGTCGAAGAGGTGAGAGGCTTGTATGACGTCAGCGTTGTAACACGACCCGCCTACAAAGACGCAACTGCCGACGTTCGTTCGTGCGGTTGCAGCGCAAAGCCTCAACAAGCGTCAACAAAGCAGAAAAAGAAAACAAACACCAAGACGGAAAGCCCGAAATTGGTGGCAACCAATTCCTACAGAATGAAAAACTCAGACCAACTTAAGTCGGTGCGTGCGAACAAACTGACTGAACTCAACGCCTTGGTTGAAGTTGCAGAGGCCGAAGGCCGCGACTACACAGAGGCAGAAGTTCAGCGCCAAGAGGTGTTGAACAATGACATCAAAACCCTCGACGCTCAAATTGTGCGAGCTGAAAACACCGAGGCCAATGTGCAACGCTTTGCTCAGATGGGCGCCGCGACACCAAAGGCCGAGGCTGTTGAAGTCGACAAGTTGAACGCCCGCTATGACCTCGGCAAGGCTTTGCGCCAAGCCTCACAGGGTCGCCTCGATGGTGTCGAGAACGAACTGCACCAGGAGGCTCTGCGCGAGGCCGCCGCTGGCGGCATTCAGTTGCGCGGTAACGTTTGCATCCCTCAGGCCTTTATCGAGCAGCGTAACGTTTACGGCGTTGACGCAGGGCAGTCAGGTGTGAACGACGCCGTGACCACGGTCGCCACCGACGTGGCCCCCTTGGTAGGCGCCCTTCGTCCGAACCCAATCATTGCCGAACTCGGCGCGACGCAGTTGAGCGGTTTCGTTGGCGACATCAAGCTGCCCACTTTGCCATCTGACGGCGCTAGCACACCCGTCGAGGGAGCCAACGCCACAGCCTTCGCTGGCGACATGGGCAGCGCAACCTTGTCACCTCAGCGCTTTGCCGCTCAAATTACTTTGAGCAAGGAGGCGCTCAACCAGTCGGGCGGCAACATGTCCGACGTCATTGCCCGCGACTTTGGTCGTGCCATTGGTAACAAGATTGACGAGTGGGCTTTTGCTCAGCTGATCGGTGCCACGTCTGAATTGTCTGGCGGAATTATCACGCCTGCCTCTGATGCGTTGACAGGTGACGCCACCATTGTAAAGGCAACAGAAGCCAACAACGACGACCTCGCGGCCACCGACGCCGCTGACGTCATGCGCTTGTGGTCTACAATTGCCGCCAACGGCATCGAAGGCGAAGGTAAGTTTTTGATGCGCCCAGCGCTTGCTGGCCACCTTATGGCTACACCATTGAGCGGTGCGGGCAGCGTGCCCGTCATGGCAGGCAACTCAATCGCAGGGTATGAGGCCCGCTTTAGCCAAAACTTGCCACGCATGAACGGCACCAACATTGGCTCCGACTTGATTCTTGACAACGGCGGCTCGACCGCCTTTGGAAACGTCGATTTTGACGTCATTTTGTTCGGCGATTGGTCGCAGGTGTTTTGGGCAACTTGGGGCGGTTTGTCTCTGACGATTGACCCATTCAGCGGCGCAACCGCTGGGAATGTCAAAATCGTGGCAGACCAATACTTTGACGCGAAACTGCGGCACGCGGGTGCGATTGGCTACTTGCCTGCTTCTGTCAAGACCTTGGCAGCGGGCGCGGGTAACTGATAACCTAACAACCTACAAGAAAGGGGGGGCGCTTGCCCCCCTTTTTTTTATCTTATTGCCATGGTTGTAAGCACAAAGCAAGTCGATGCGCCAACGTTTACGAGCGTGGTCGCCACAAGTGAACTGAAGACGCACCTGCGAATAACACACAGCGACGACGACACATACATTGGCGTCCTGCGTGACGCTGCTTGCGAGTTCGTAGAAGACTACACGAACAGGTCAATAACGACCCCGAGGACGTTCGAGTTCAACGTTGACCAATTTAGGGGAACCATCGAGCTGCCAATTGGCCCACTTTCGTCAGTGACGTCAATTAGCTACAAAAAAAGCAAGTCGGCCACTGACACTTTTTTAGCAGGCGCAGACTTTTACGTTGACCTTGAGCGCACACCTGCGGTGTTGCGCTTCCCTAATCCGCCCACTGCTGACCCGCAAGCAATTTCCCCCATTAGGATTGTGGCCGAGGTTGGCGCCGACCGTGTACCTGCAAAGGTGAAACAAGCCATTTTTTTGCTGGTCGCGCATTGGTATGAAAACCGCCAGAGCGTCGTGACGGGAACCATTGCGACCGAGGTGCCGCTTGGGATTCACTCGCTTCTCAACCCGCACCGAATTATCTCAATGGCATGAACGTCGGGAAACTAGACAGGAAAATTACCATCCAGTTCCGCGCTTTGGCGGTCCTGCCCAACACGTACGGCGAAAGGGTCAAGACCTTCACGCCGCTCGACAGCCCTGACTTTGAAACTTGGGCGCTTGTTGAATACATGATGGGCAAGGAAACAATCAACGAAGGGCAAGAGGTCGCCACGCAACGCGTGGCTTTCACCATTCGTTACTGCACCGACGTGGCTGACATCACACCCGCCGACCGCGTTGTGTATGACGGCAAAAACTACGATATCCAAAGCGTCGAAGAGCAAGGGCGCAACACCTCGCTCAAGCTCGTGACCGTGTTGGTGCGATGAATGCCGAGGTGAAAATTGAGGGCTTTGACGAGTTACAGCGTAAACTGACGCGGCTCGCGACGTTTTGCCACAAGTCAGACGAAGCCGCCAAAGAGATACACAAGCGGCACGCTCGCAACCTTGCCAAAAAAATGCGGCGACGTATCAAGCCAGCGGCCAAAGATATTGTCGTGAGCGGCAAAGACCGCAGCCCGCTCGTGGTCAAAAAAGGCACGTACAAGCGAAGCATTGCACAATGGAAACCCAAAAAGGCAAACGTTGACCACGTGTATTTTGTAGGCCCGCGAACAGGCCGCAAGGTGGCAGAAAATAGGGACGCTTGGTTTCAGCTTATTGTCGAACAAGACAAGCAATTTATCAAGGGCAACAACAGGCACGCCTTTGTTATTACCAACCTGCTCAAGGAAGAGACGCCGAAACTTGCGGCGGCCCTTGTCAACGACTACAAGAAACACCTCAAACGCTTGGCCAAATGATTTACACCTCTGCCATCTTTGGCACGCTAAGGCTTTACACGCCCGTCAGCGACATCATTGGGAAGGATATTTTCCCAATTGACGCGCCGCCTGAGTTCCCGCTGCCCTTTGCGACCTACGAGGTCACAGGCGAGAGGGTGCAACGAACTAAGGAAGGCAGCGCGGTGCAGTACGTGCGCATTGAGGTCGCAGGTTACGAGTCGACTTTTGCCCTTTGCGTGACTTTGGGCCGAGCGATCAAACAGGCAATTTTGAAACACGCACCTGGCAAAGTCACCGACGAGGGTGACATCATTGGCAGCAAGTTCGAAGGTATGGAGGTGGAGCGCATTGAAGACCCCGAGGGTTTTGTGTGTGTGTGTGACTTCGAGTTGATGCTGACATACGAAGATTGAAAACGAAAAATTTGGAGATATGAGTCTAAAAA